AATTAGTGATTTACAAATAATAGAAAATATTAGAGCAACAAGTGAATATGATAAATTTCATTATTACAATAATGAACCAGATATATCTTATACAGAAACACTTTTTGTAACAAGTTTTGATACTGATTTTGTTCAAGACAATCCATCTGTAGGTAATTATAATATAACATTTACTTCTACAGACCAAAACGATGTATCAAGTACGTTTATTAGAACATTAACTATTACGGATACGCAAGGTCCAAATATAACTTTAGATAATTCATCAATTACAATAAATCAAAATGAAACATATAATGATACAAATGTTGATATACAAGATATTGGCAGTAATTTAAAAAAATTAGAAGTAAGATTGTCACAAGAAAATGGTACTATAATAGATAGTAAAACAAAAACATTTGATTTATCAATTTATAATTCAAAAACATTTACTGATTATAGTTATAATAATTTACTAACAACAGAAGAGACTAATATAACTGAAGATAAAACATATACAATTAGATATATAGCTACTGATATATATGATAATTCTAGTATAAAAGAAAGAACTATTACTATTAAAATAAATGTAGAAATAATTTTGACACCGCAAATAGTAATAAACAATGTAGTATTTAATTTAAATGATAATTTTAATATAGAAATCCAAAATCATAAAACAAATAATCCTAATAGTATTAATAATAAATTTGATATTAGTTATGATAACACTAATTCATTAATTACTTATGAAGCTACAACTATAGAAGATTTTAATGATTATATAGATTTTTCATTTGAAGCTCAATCAACTACAGGCAGTACTATAACAAAATTAAATCCTATTAATAATATAGCACCAAATGACACTAATAATATATTTACAATAATATTTCAAGCATTTGATACTAATTTTGAATCAGAAACTGAGACTATTAAATTTAAAGTAGTAGATAATATACCACCAACATTAATTATAGATGTATCCTCTAATATGCATAATTATTTTAAAAACGAACTAAACACTATTGATAATACATTAAATAAGATAGAACTTCCTGTTATAAGTAATAATGTATCTTCAATATTATATAATGATATTAATGATTATATTAATACTAATAATGAAGAATTATATAATAATTATTTTGCTTTAAATAGGTCAAATGAAGTAATATACAATATACCTGGAATAGAAATAAATGATATTGTAAGTGGCAAAACTATTACACTAAGTAATGAAACTATTGATATTTCATTTAATACTAATTATAGTTTAGATGTAAGCTATAGTGATATAAGTAACATAACAACATATAACCATAATGAACTATTAACAATATGTGGAGAATATATTCAAACATATAGAGTATATGATGAAAATGGTAATATAAGTGATATTAGTAGAAATTTAACAGTAAAATATTTCGAGCCATTTATTTTATTAAATTATCCAGAAGATATTAATGGAAATGTATACAATGAAATATTTTATCACGAAGCATATTTATATTATGAAGATTTAGATGGAACAGCAAAAGATTATTTTTTTCAAGATAGTGCTTTATCATTTTCCATAATAAAAAATATAGATGTAAACTCACTAGGTGAACAAAATTTAGAATATAATTGTTCAAATAATGATATATCCGAGTTAAATGCTAACATAATACGAAAAGTTCATGTAGTAAAAATAGATACATTAAAAGCTTTAACACCAGGTTTTGATTTTTTTAATACATATATTAATGACAATAACAAAAAAATAGGTGTTTATAATGGTTCTTATAATATTGTTATTGAGAATTCAAATAACGCTATAAATTTAAGTTCTTCTTATAATTACAATGTATCAAATATAATTAATTTAACATCTGATAGTAGTTTTATTTCAACAGATGGTGATAATATTGAAACAACATTTTATTATGGTAACATTACATTAAATATAAATGGTAATTTTCAATATATTGACTTAATATATTATGATGAATCTTCTACAACTAGAAAATCAACTGTTAAAGATTTATTTATATACCATAAAGCAAGTCAAATTATACAAAATAATGATATATTTAATAGTTTACCAGATAACGTATTTAATGTAGATATATCAAATATAAATAGACAAGTAGATGCTAGTGCTGGCCAATATTTTATATTAAATAATATAAGGCAACAAAATTTACATTTAGGTACTAATAAATATGTTTTTAAACAAAATTTTAAATTTAACAACCTAAGATCAGGATTCAACAATTTTTATAACACTATAAGATTTTCATATTTACCTGATGGACATCATTTTAATAAAACTGATTTATCAAATGGAAAATATGATAATTATGTTGATCCTTATACAAAGAATTATTGGTTAGAATATTTTGAAGATCTAAGCATAAATGATATCAGTTTTACCGGAATTAATGATCCAAATTTTGATAAATTTAATTATACAAAAAATGTAAAATATACTAGTTTACCAGGTTTTTCAAATTCTAAAACAGAAATTATAATTGACGCAGCTACACCATCGCCTTTATATTATTATTCTGAAAAGTTTCCACACATGGGAGGCAAAATAGAATGTAAAAATAATATATTATTAACAAAAGATACTATAGGAATAAATGGTAATGTATTAAATTATGATAATACTAATGCATATCAAGATAATTATTATTCAGTAATTGACATTAGTAATAAAATATTTTTAAGTGCTCATTATACTATTTCATATAATATTAATCAAAAGAAACATTTTATTGGATTAACACAGCAAAATATTATACATAATATGGTTTTAACAAAAGATAAAAACAAAATAATTTTTAAAAAATATGAAAACATAGAAGATTTTTCAAATAATAATAATACAAGCACTATTCAAAAAACAACAGATACTTTTGATTACGGTTATTTAATAAAAGAGGATAATTCAAATAATTATTTATATGATATTAGTAGTAATAATTTCACTAATAACATAATTTATTATGATTTTAAAATAGATACTTCCGCTAATTTATTAGCTTCAAGTAATGAATATTCAAATAGTTATGAATTAGCAGCAGAACAATTATTTTTTGATAATTTTGATAAAGAATATAAGGATTTTTTAGTAAGCAATAAAATAAACAATATTAATTTGTATTTGACAGATTTTATTTATAAAATTAATGAAATGAAATATAATAATCATGTAGAATTGAAAAATAACGGAGAGGAATTTTTATTTTATAGTGACACATATTTAAATTCTAGTAGATTAATATTTGACAATATATTTGACAATTTAATAAGTTTTAATTTACAAGTTTATTTAGACAGAGATACATTAGAAAATGAAATTAATAGTAGTAGCAAATTAAATTATTTATTTAATAATATTTTTAATAAAAATATAGAAAATTCTAATTATGTAATAGATACAAACAATTTGTTTTTTCAAGAATTTGTAGTCTCTATTTTTAGTGATATATCAGGTCGTCTAGTACAAGTAGAAGATATAAGTAGTATAGGAATTTCATTTAATAAAAATGTTATAGAATTAACAGATAATTTAATAGATTCTAGTAATAATAAAAATATATTAAATAATGTAATAAAAGATATAAGTTCAAGTGTTGATTTAAAAGATTTGGTATTTTTATCATTAAAAGCAAATGAAAATATAATAAACCCTAACGATTCATCAATTAACTTTGTAGGATTAACACAACAAAATATTTATCATAATATGTTTATAGATGAAAATGATAATATAATTTTTCATAGTTATCATGAAAATATTAATAATTATCAAGTAAATAGTTCTAATTTAACTCTCGAAAAAACAATAAGTGACGAAGCTAATTCTAATAATTTTTTAATTACTATTAGTAATAATGATGTATATAATTGTTTTGTAAATACAAGTGATGTAAGTTTTACTATATACAATAATGTACCACAAAAAAATGATATTCAATTTGATATATGTTTAAATAATAATAATCAAGCATTAAATCAAGAATATAAATTATCTATAAATTACTATACAAAAAATGAATTGTCAAATAATGAGACTATATTAGAAGATTTATTAATAGATTCAATAGGTTTAAATCAATTTACTAATACAAAATATAATGAATTTCCTTATGCATATCCAAAAGAATCACAAGAATTACATAGCCATACATATAAAATAGATTTATTAGATTTTATAGATAGAAACTTTTATAATAATACTAAGAGTAACAATAAATTACCATTTTCCATGATTAATTATTCAAATTTGACTTTTATTATTAAAGATATTAGTTACACAAATATTGAGTTTGGAATATATGATTTGGAAATAAATCAATTAATTATCCACGATAAAACTAAAATAGAAAAGTTAAAAAAACTAGAAAGAAATATACATTTATCCAATATATATGTAAATAATGTTTTAAATATAATAATAAATAATGTTAACAGTGATAATGAAATATTATTTGATGGGTCAAATTTTAATGATTTTATTTTTATAAATTCATCGGATTTTGATAATTTAACAGATATATATAAAGACATAAGTTATGTATCGACAGCTTATTTGGCAGCTATAAATTCAGATTCTTTAAATCAAATTTACAATAATGTTTTTTATAATATTAAATCTTTAATAAAGAAAAATAATTATATAAGTAAAACATTAGAAGATCAAAATTTTATGATTTTAAATATTATTACAAATATATATGAAGATATAGCATCTACAAGTAATTTTGATAGCATTCAAAATAAAATAGATATTGTAAATAGCAATATTGATAATATATTGGAAAATATTGATGATTTTACTTATAAAGATGATTCTGATTCTATAATTGTTTTACAAAAACCAGAAGATTTTGTAATATTAAATAGAACATATCAAGAATTTACAGAAATAAAAGATAATTATTTTAAAATTAGATATGAACTTTCATTTAGAGATGAAAATTTAGGATTATTAATAGAACCATTAAATATAGATAACTTATCTACAGGATTAGATACTATTAACGATACACAAGATTTTGTAACTACTTTATTAACAGATTTAAGTAATTTAAATTATTTTATTAATTACGATTTATCAAATTTAAAATACTCATTAGTTGATGAAAATGATGTAAGTATTCCTATTCAAGATAGAAATAAATATATATTTATAGATAATAGTTATAATATTAATTCTAATACATTTAATTATGATTTTATAGATTTATCAAATCAATTCAATAATATAGCAAATAAGTTTGATACATATTTAAGAAGTATTAATAATAAATTTAGTTCAATAGGTATAGAAAATAAAAATTTAACATTTGATCAACCTATTAATTATGTAATGTCTGGAACTGAATTGTTAATAAATAGTTATTATTCAAATAATATAATAATTAAATTTGAATTGAAATATAATAGTTATTTATATCCTGATATAAGCTTAGATAAATTTGTATTAGATTTAGTAATACCTGATTTTACACCGCCAACATTAATATTTAATAATGATGATTTATCAGTTAATTTAAGTAATTCAACAGAAGGAAATATACAAACATTAATAAATAATTTGATAAAAGACATAAGTTTTGTAGGAATAAATGTTAATGAATTAAGTTATAATGATTTAAGTAATATAATATCTACAAATGATATAAGTTATTCTTATTATGATATTAGTTCTACACAAATTAATAGCAATGATAATAATTACCCAATATTAGAGTTAGATTTAGAGATAATTGGAACCACGGATATTAGTGGGGATTTTATAGATTTAAGTATTAATTATATAATAAGAGATTTTGCGAATAATTCAAATATTATACCAAGAAATATAAGAGTAAATAAAGTATTTGATAAGCCATTATTTCAATATTTTGATTTTAATATTTCTGATTATGTTACTATAACAGAAAATAATCATCCATTAGATTTAATAATTAATCCAAATGATAGCGATGATTTAATAAAAAATAGAGCAAAAAATAATATTAGAGTAATAGATAGACCAATTTCAGATACTACGTACTTGGATTTAGATACAAATTTAGAAATAATTATTATGAGAAATATTGATAATGAACCAGAACAAATTAAATATATAGCAACAAGTGAACGTGGAACAAATTATCAAACAACATTATTACGTGATATAGTAATAAGTGATATTATAGACGATAAAATAGACAAAGTTTGCTGTTATCCTAAAGTACATTATAAACAATTTGTAGATACTTATAAACTTGGTTCATCAAGCACAACAGCCATGAGATTATCTAAATTAATTTTAAAAAATATAAAATTTAAAAATTAATAATTAATATAATAAAGCATAATGTATAAAGTAAAATGTAATAAAGCAAAATGTAATAAAGCAAAATATAATAAAGCAAAATATAATAAAGCAAAATAATAATAAATATTTATTTTTAAAATTATTAAATAAATATTTTATTGTAATTGTTTGAAAGTAGCATTAAAACTATCTATTGCTATATAATTTATTTCATTATTTGAACTTATTAGAAAAGCTAAACATGGATTATTGGTATCGACTGAACCTATATAATTTATTGAACTATTTGCAAAATTATGACTATTATCAAATACCATTATTGAATTTTTTATTGTAACAAGTTTATTATTAGATAAATCAGAATTTGTTGGAATATTCAATGGATTTGAAGGTAATTTATATAATTCAAATGTATATGTATTAACTTCTACATCACCTGGTATTTTATTTAAAAATTGTAAACATATATTAGCATTTATTTCTATAATGTCAGTTTCGTTTTTACTTAATATTTCTACAAATCTGGGGTCCATTGTTGAAAATTTAGTTTGATTATTTACATTATTTCCACCATCTAATGGAACAAATTTATAATTATCATTTCTCGTATTATGTGCAGCATAACTACTAAATTTTAAAGCATTCGAATTATCTATAAAATAATGTCCTTGAATTGCATTATATGATACTCCATTACCTGGTTCTGTTGTATTTAAACCATATGTATTATAAATCACATCAAAAAATAAATTTTGGAAACCGTCACCTGGTGGATTTTTTATTTTTAATGTTCTATTTGATAAATCATATAATAAACTATTTGTAGGAAAAGAAATTTGAGTTGAATCATATAAGGGTAATATAAATCTACCTAACGGATCAAATTCTAATCTATTATTTATTTTTAAATTATCTGTTTCTAAATTACCATTAATATTAGCGTTTGAATTTACTGTTAAAGTATTACATGTAACAGAATTACCTATTAAAATAGCGTCATTTCCACCTATATTATTACCATTTGTATTAAATAATGTATCACCATTAGCATTTTTTATTATAGATACATTTATGGTATCAGCACTAATTGTTTGAGCGTTTAAAAAACTTATATCGGCTGTTCCAGATACATCTAATCTATTTAATGAAGCATCGGAAGAGACCCTAATGTTTTGAAAATCAGCATTATTAAATGTAGCATGATTAAACACTTCTAATTCATTTGTTTTAATAATAGTGTTATTAGATATTTCATTTGATTCTACAAAAGACAAATCTGCATTATCTCTAATTTTAATACTTGATATATCTATTCTATCTTGTTTAACTTCATTAGCTTTTAAAAAACTACAATCAATAAAAACAGCATTTATATTATTATTTACACTTATATCTTGAAAAATTCCTGAAATACAATTAATTGTTGGAACTTCGAATAATTCTGTACTAATTGATTGAACTACTAATAAACTAGCATCTATTTTCTCAGAAGAATAAATAAAATCACCACTAACAGTATTAAATAATAATAAAGATATATCTGCTATATTGTTTATACTCAAATCCTGTGATTTTATTGATATTCCACTTACTTCATTAATGTATGCCGTATTAGACACATGTATATATTGTGAATTTAAGCCATTTAAGCTTGAATCAATGCCAGAAATATCTATAGAATATTGAGGTTGTCTGGTATTAATACCAATTCTATTGTTACATGTATCTATACAAACTACATTTGTTGTGTTATTAAAATTACTTTCAACATTAGTAGTTTGTTTAATATTAGCTATTAATTTATTTGTAATTGATTGTTGAGCCATTTTATATTAAATATTATATATAATATAAAATATACAAAATATACAAAATATACAAAAATATACAAAATATACAAAAATATACAAAAATATACAAAATATACAAAATATACAAAAATATACAAAATATACAAAAAAACATAAAAAAATCCTAAATGAATAACTTATTATTATTAGATTACGATATTACTAATTCACCACTTATATCAACATTTCCAAAAGAAGCATCATTATTACTAGTTAATAAATTCGAATTTAATATATTATTTATTTGTGATGAAGTCAAATTAGATGATCCGGATATTTCTAAACTTGTAGTAACATTTGAACTAAATTTTATTTGTTGCGT